ATCCTAGATTCATCAACTTGTGCAGCACGCATTCGCTCAGCAGCTGCCGAAGTTGCGGCCTGTGATGTTGGTGCAGCACGATTAGCTGCTTCTTCACGTTCTCTTGCTATTTGGTCACGCCTGCTTTGTGATGTTGATGAATGTGCAGCAGCACTACGCTCAGCTTTACCTTGTGCCATACGAGCACGTTCATCTTCACGTCTAGCAACTTCTTGTCTATCGACCCCAAGACGATCACCTTCATCAGAAAGTCTCTTTTTTTCTGCGTCTGATTCTGCTTCTCTTTGCTTTTCTTCGTCAGTGCGATTATCGCCAAGGATTTTTCTCTTTGCTTTTGTGAATAGATTAGCCATTAGTTACTCCATAAGTATTAGGAAATTTTCTTTCCTGATGATAATTTGTCGTGTCCACGCTTAGTTCCGACTTTAAGTCTCATCCCTTGTAGTTCAAATGATGATTGACTACCAGATTGTATTGTATCAGACAGCGTGAACCTAATAGCCTGACATTTCTGTTCTCTTAAATGATGTGCCCATTCATAGATTGATCCTGAAGCAGCATTAACAAAATTTGAAACCTGCTCAGTCGATGTATAGTTCCTTGAATTGCTTTCATCAAAATCATACTCAACATTTAATTCAAGAACATGATCAGTTAAGAAAGTTCCTAAGAATGTTGCTCTTTGAACTCTTTGAAAGCCCGCAAGACCTGAGAGCTTAATCCAAGGAGATTGATACTTCATCGAGTAGGCTGTGCCATTATCTGTGTAAGTTCCAGATACATGTTGAAATAATGATGAACCAGAAGCAAAAGCCATTTCACCATTATAGATTGCAGCAGCATTTGCTCCTATACCTTCAAATGTTGACCATCTTTGAAATCTTGTATTAAAGACAAATTGTTTACCTGAAAGAGTTAAGAATCTTATTTGCTCTTGATCTTTGATGACTCCTGCAGACACAATTGTTTCATCTTTTATATCTTCCTGAATGCTATCTCCAATAAATCTGACGTTAAGCCCTCGATCAAGAAGATAAAGTCCTTTCTTAGATTCAAATAAAAGGCCAAGCTTAGATGCTTCAACAACCGAAGCTGGATTTACACATCCAATTTCAGAAGTGAGACCTTGAACTCTTAATGTTGAACCTAATCCATTTGCATCAGCAGGTTGTCCTGTAACAATAGCAATTCTATCTTCATTGAACACAATAAGCTTTTCATCTAAAGTGCCAATGGCAGTTAAATTGCCACCAGGAAGATCAACATCAACAGTTAAGAATTCTGAAAATTCAGGTGCTAAGCTTATTGTCAATGGCTTAGTGTAATAGATAAGTGTGCTATCTTGAACAACTGTGATTAATCTATTATTCCATATAACTGAAAGCTTGGATGGGGGTGGGACTTGATTTGCAAGTTCTCCACCAGCAGTATAAAGAATTTCATTCGCTATGATATTTGCATCAGTTGTTTTATCTACAAAAGAGACTGTAGATGCAGTCTTGTCATTTCTTAATTCACTAGAACCAGACGTAATAAGGTAAGGAATTAATCCATTATTTTCAGTTCTCCAAATTTTTATCTTGACATCATCTTTGTCAGTAAATGATAAGCTAGGAACATTAATCGTTACATTAAAAGGTGAATTAACAACTAGTTGTGCTGGAACAGACGGAGCTGATCTATGTTCATTTCCCTCTCTGTCAGTCCAATGATAAGTTGAATAATATTGTCTTGTTCCTGCTGAAATCGCGCCTGAACTTGTAACAAATGTTGGGTTTGGGTCATTAATTAGACTTGTTCCTGGCCAAGACCTCATCTCTGGGAAATACGTAAATCCTGCTTCGACATTTGTTTCACCATCAAATAATTTTGCTCTACCTCTTGGTTGATAAAGAAGATGTTGTGGATTTGACCAAATAGCTTTGTCTGGATCAAAGTTAAGTGTAGCATAACTTATTTGAGTTCTTTGTGATTGCTTTCCATTTGCTGCTTCTAACCTACCACGCGAACCATACAAGAATCCAAACTTAGTAGAATCTAAGACTTCAGTATTTGATATGAAATCTGTTCTATTAATCGAATCACGTGCAAATTCACCCCAGACGCTACCAGTAAAATCTGCAATAAGCCCAACTGATTGAACTGGTGAATTGTAAAGTATACCAGTTAACCATTTGTTATTGTACTGAAATGGTCTATTTAGAAGCATGCAATGTTGAATGTCATCTGCAGTTGTTACTGCTAGATTTGATGTCTGAACAACATATGGTCTTACGTAAGAGAACTTTTGATTATCATCTAAGTAGTTGCCATCAGAATCTGTGAATCTACTCTCCCATTCAACAAGATATTGTATGACACTAGAGTTAGCTTCAGCAGATACGCCTCTTATCGCCCAAATTGTTGTTCCATTTTCAGCATTTGCTTCAACTGTCCCAACAGCTTGTAGATTTAGATTAAATTTAGATTGAGCAACCTTAATTTCGTCAGCATTAGTTCTATATAAGACGTACGCATCAGTTCCAATTTGTCTTGCATCAAGCATGTCATCAGCATCAGAGATTCCAGTCCATGCACTTGCTGATACAACTTGCAAGTCATGATTAACAACTTGTATAGCAATTGAACCACTTGAGCCTAATGATGCAATCATTATGCCATCATCTATTGTAGCAGTCTTATCCCAGCTATTAATAGAAATGACATGCTTATCAGCATAAGCTATATCAGACTGAATAGTAACTTTTGGAGACCAAGCATATGGTGTAGCTGTGTCAATGTATCTTCCATATAGCGCTGGAGTTGCACCTTCAATAAAAAATGCATTTAATCTGATGTCTCCAGGAACAGTATCAGATTCATGTTTTAGAATTTGAGGAGTATAACGTGCTCCTTCATCACCTCCAGATGCAAAATCTATTTTTGTAATTAGTGCGTCTGTATTAGAATCAAGAACGTAACCTTTTGATTGATGAATATCAACATTCGTAAAAGCATCACGATCAATTATTTCTGATGCTCCAATGAGTCTAAGACCTTCAGCTGAATCTGAAGACATTGCTATTCTTGAATTAGCACCTGCGATTAAGCCTCTAGTGCTTGTGCTTAATCTTTTGCTATTTCCAACTTTAGACCAGATTGATCCTGATGCAAGACTTGCAACTGAACCTGATGTCTCTATAACTAATTGATTAATCCCATTCGTTGTTTCACGAACCATGACATTTGTTACATCATCAAGGCTATCAACAGATGCAGTAAGTGCAGTTGTTAATGAACCAGAGAATGATGAACCTGAAATTATTGTTGTGCTAAGTGCAACAGTGCCTCGTCTCTTGGTTAGGCTGCCCTCTTTAACCCATTCAGCATTTTCTACTTTCTGTGGTCCTTGAGCAAGCTTTTCGTCAGTGCCCCTGTCTAAGCCTTGTGCCATTGGGAACTGTAGGTCTGTAAAATTCAATGCCATGTGTGATTCCTCGCTCCTCTCTAAGGGACTCTATTATCTAAGTAGGTTGACCATATGGGTTATAATAACAATGCATTAGAGTGCATTATGGAACATGATAAGATTCACTGAACCATTCTTGACCATTCCATCTAAAGCTGACTGTCATGCCAGGCCCAGATAATGTGACCTTATCACTGCGTGCTGCGCTTATTGGGCCAACAAATTCTCTTTCATCAACGCTTCTTATCTGGATTGATCCACTAGAAAGTGTTGGATTGTATATCGTGAAAGCATCATCTGGTTCAGGGTTCTTTGGTGCAATAACTTTAAAATCAGAACCAGATACAAGAACTCCTGGATCAATTCTTAATGAGCCATTAAGCACAGCTTGAACTGTCTTAGTGCTTGTATTACCAGTTGTGAATAAGTTCTGGTTATGAGTTATTGATGGTCGGCGCTGATCAACAGCACTTGTGATATCAGATGCTTGCTGTTCAATAGAATCTTGAACTCTTGATATTTCTGCAGCACTAACAAAGCCCCCAGCACCATTTGGCTGTATTCGTCTAAAGCCTGAGATATTCGATTTAGCCATTATCGACCCCAGTAGTTCTGTTTGCCTCTAAGAAGTCTTCCATGCCTGTCATCAGTAACATCACTGATTGTTGCTGGTTGATGATCATCTCTATCACTTGATAGTCTTTCGATTCTATCTTCGAACCTTTGAAGCTTTCTTTCTAAAGTTGTTGTTGATGATTCTTCTTTTATAAGCATGTCGATTGCGACCAGCAAGACAATATACTCTTCCCAACCATTGATGCCATCGATATTATCAGTATCTGCAAATGTATCAGGAGTGTGTGGCATATAAGCAACACGATATTGATGATTTCCAGTGTCCGGTGTTGGGTAGAACCTAATCAAATCACTTGAACCTGAAGACATTAGACGATAATGAACATTCGATTGTTCGATGAACAGCCCGCCATTGCCTGATGATAACCATCCAGTGTAATTTTGAAATAGATTTCGATCATTTGCATGCAATCTATCTGCTTCTACCCAATTGTCTGTTGAAGTTGATTTAATGT